TCATCGCCTGCGGCTCCCGCCATCGAGACGCGGCGATTTGGTCGGGTCGGTGATCGTCCAGTCATCGCCGGGAATATCGGGAAATCCCTGGAAGTTTGCCAGATTGTTGAACTTGAACTGACAGGTCGCCATGCGCTTGTCGCAGCCCGCCTCGATCCGCAGCGCATCGCCGGGCGCGACCCGCGCGCCCAGAGGGTGCCAAAGCTCTATCACCCGCCCCGTGCCGTCCATACGGTCGCGTTTTATCAGACCGACCAGCCCGGATGCCGCGCCGCTTTCCACCCGGATGACACCATGGCGAAACCAGTCCTCGGCAAAGCCGCCCATCTCCGCGAAGCGAAAGACGCGGGTGTCCTCGACCTCTTCGGCGACACGCTCGGACACATACCCCGGCGTATCGAGGTCGAAGGCGCAGTCGCGATCCCCCAGGACCGCGCTGCACGCCTTCTGGTAGACCCGGCCAAGCGGCACGTTGAGCGCGTCGGTCAGCCCGCGCAGCTCTGCCTCGAACGCGCCGCCCGCGCGCCGCAATTCGCCGATCGTGCCGCGAAAAAGCACGGTGCGTTGGTCCACATCCTGCCAGTTCACCAGCCAGGCGCGCAGATCCGCGCCGTCATAGCGGCCCGCCTCGATATCCTCCTCGCGGATCGCGGCATCACAAAGCGCGCCGAGCGCCTCGGTATTGTCCACCGACAGACCAGTCGTCTGCTGCAGGGCGAGCGCGGTCAGCCCGGTATCGGGACGAAACTCGACGCCGTCGAAGTGCAACACGCGGTCATGATCGGTAAATCCCATCACCACCCCGTCGCGCCGGGTCAGCGCCCAGGCCCGGCAGGTGGTCGTGATACCCGTCCCCAGATGGTCCAGCAGCGCGGTCATATCCGGATCTCCACGACCGGCACGTTGGGCACTTCACCGGCCTGAAAGCTGGCAAGGCTGGTCTGGATGCGGTCGGTATCGAAGCGTACCGGCACGTCGAACTCATAGCCGGCGGTGATCGTCACGCCCCGGTTGGGCGGCTCGAGGAAGGTCACGATGCCGGTCGTGTCGTCGACCTCGTAATGCACGCCCTCGAACATCTCGACATTGGCCTGGCCGACGCGCACTGTGCCCTTCACCGGTTTCACGACGGGGCGCACCGCCACCTGATCGCCCGACCGGTAGGTCTTGACCAGTTGAAAGGCCCGCGTGGCGTCGTCGCCCGTGGCGATGTCCTGGTCGCGGTAATCCGGATCGGCCTTGGCGCTGCCCGACTTGAAATCGGTCCAGTCCTTCCAGCGAAACCCGTAAAGCTGCCCGCGCCGCGCCTCGAAAAAGGCGATCAGCGCCTCGACATCGTCAAGGCTGCGCAGCGCCACCCCCGCATCATAGCGCCGGCGCGCCTGCGCCCATGGCGTGTTGCGCTCCTCGAACCCGTTGGCGAGCGTGACAATATCCGTCAGCCGTTCGGGCCCGCCAAGCGAGCCGAAACTCAGGCTCGCCGGAAATCTGACCTCGTGAAATCCCATGTCTCAGGTTCCTTTCAGCGGTTGCGCCCGCCGCGTCCGATAACGCGGCCAAGCTGTGCAGCGATCTGACCCTGGCTGCGGCGAAAGCCTTCGACATCCGGGGTGCTGACATTCATCACGACGCTGACACCACCGCCGCCCTGCGAGCGGACACCAAGCCGACCGTCCGGGCCCCGGCTGAGCGGCATGATTGCCTCGGGACCCGCCTCGCCCATCAGGCCGGTGCCGCCGCGCATCGGGAAGGTGACCGGCCCGTTCACGACCCCGCCATTGGCAAAGGGCTGCACCCTGCCTTGCGAAAACGACGCGCCCTTGGCGAAGGGGAACAGCCCCTGCACGAGACCGCCGACGCCCTGCGAGATCAGCCCGCCAAGCTGATCGGTGACCGGCCGCGTGGCATCATTGAAGGCGCTGTTGACCATGATCGTCGCCATCCGCCGCAAGCTGTCGGACAGGCTGTCGCCCTCGATCACTGCGCCGCGCAGGGCAGACCGCAAACCGCGGCTCAGCCCCCGCTCGAGGCTGCGCACGTCCTGCCCGGCGTTGACAAACCCGCCGCGCACCCGGCCCAGCTCCGCGTTGAAGGCGGCGGCCATGCCGGTGGCCTCTCCCATGGCGTCATCGAGCGCCGTGATCTGCGCCTCGAGCTCGTCGGCGCGCTCCAGTTCATCCATCTCTCATATCTCCTTGCGTGTCGGGAAAAGCCTGAAGCAGGGCATCGAGCCCGTCGCGCGCCATTGGGCGTACGCCCGTCCGCTCGCCCAGCATCAGGCGCAACTCCAACGGGGTCAGCGCCCAGAAATCCGCCGGCTTCAGCGCGAGGCCCTGCATCCCCGCGCGCATCAGCGCGGGCCAGTCGAAGCGGTCGCTCATGCGCCCGCCTCCGGCAGCGCAAAGGCGCGCGCCAACACTTCGGCGGCCGCCCGCGCCGCGGCCACCGGTCCGCCCTCGATCTCGGCGCTCAGCAGATCCGTCGCGGTGCCGCGCCAGCCACCGCCGCGTAAACCGGCCACGATCAGCGCCAGAACGTCGCGCGTGGAAAACGCGCCCTCCTCGAACCGCGCCACCAGATCGACGAGCGATCCACGCTCCAGCGTCGCCTCGAGTTCGGCCAGCGCCCCGAGGGTCAGCCGCATCACGTGCCGCTCGCCATCGATCACCAGCGCCACCTCGCCTGCATAGGGATTGGCCATCACGGTCACAGCACCGTGAAGATCAGACGCCCGGCCGAGGCAAGCGACAATTCGTAGGTGGCCTCACCGTCATGCGTGCCGCCATATTCGATCGCGCTCACCTGGAACGGCCCCTCGATGGTGCCGAAATCGGGGATGATCACCTGGAAATCCGGCATTTCTCCGTCAAAGAATATCTGCCGGGCCCGCTCGTCGCTGGCGGCATCGCGAAAGATGCCCGACCCGCTGATATTGGCGGATTTGACACCCGCACCGGCCAGCAGCTCGCGCCAGCCGCCGGCGGAATCGAGGCTGGTGACATCCACGCTTTCGGCGTTGAAGCTCACCCGCGTGGCGCGCAGCCCCGCGACCGTCTGAAAATTACCGCTGCCGTTGAGATCGATCTTGATCAGAAGATCCTTGCCGTTCTGCACTGCCATTGGTCTTACTCCATGAAGTCTGGGTTAGGCGCCGTCATCGACGCGCGCACGAAAGGTCAGGTCGATCCGGCGACGGTTGCCGCCGGTCTCGCGCCGGGCGCGGGCACGCCAGAACTGAACACCCACCAGAGTGCTCTGCCCGAGCATCATCTGCGCGCCCTCGAGCGCGTCGCTCACCGCGGCAGCCACGCGCTTGGCCTCGAGAAATCCGGCCCCGTCGCTGACCACGGTGACGGTCAGGCGGTGCCAGGCACCGCCCGCCGTGCCGTCGCCGCGCGCGCGCACCTCCTCGGGGCCGAGCGTCACGTAAAGCGGCGGAACCGCACCGCCGGGCAGCGCGTCAAAGATCGCGCCACCGACCAGCGCGCCCAGTGCGGCATCGGCGGTCAGGCGCGTGAAAACCGCCTCTTGCAGGTTTGCGGCCACCGTGTAGGTCATGTCACCACCTCCTCTTCGCACCAGCAGGTCAGGAACCGCGCAGCCGGATCCTGCTCGGTCACCGACAGGATGTTGAACAGCCGCGCACCGTCGCGCAGGCGCTGCCCGGCCTGTGGGCGGCGCGGACTGCCTTGCGGCGCGGCGCGCACGGTAATCCGGTAGGCGGCCCGTCCAACGCTTGTCGTGACACCTTCGGCCTCGCGGCCAGTGCGCGCGCTCAGCTCGACCCAGAGCGTGCCGCGCGCTTGCCAGTCCTCGACAAACCCGCCCGCCCCGTCGGGGCTGCGCTGCGGAACCTCCAGCACCAGCGGGCGGTTGAGCCTCGGCACGGCCATCAGCGCACCCCCCCGCCCAGGAGGCGCACGGTGCGGTAGCGCTCGATCAGGCTGGACACGCCGAACGGCATGCAGCCGCCGCTCAAACCCATCTCGTGGCGGTATTCATAGTAATGCGCCGCCAGCATCAGCACCGCCTGCGCCAGATCCGGCGGCAGATCGCTCCAGGCCGCGCCATAGCCCGCGCGAAACACGATCTCGGCCACGCTGCCAGAGGCGATCGACGGCAGGAAGCTGCCCACCGGGCGCAGCACGGGGCGGTGCGCATCACGTTCGAGCCTGTAATGCCCCGGCGGGACGATCTCGGACTCGTCGTTGCGATCGCGCAGCGTCAGGCTGAGGATCTCGTTCACCGGCGCGACCGGCAGGGCCTGTCCCTGGGCGTCACGCCAGCCGCTCAGCACCCAGGAAAAGTTACGCTCCAATAGCACCTTTCCGGTGCGTCCCTCGATCGCGGCAAGGGCGGCGCGCAGAAAACTCTCCAGCACCGGGTCCTGGATGTCGCCATCCGAAAACCCCGTCCCCAGCCGCAGATGCGCCTTGAATTCCGCCAGCGGCAGCGCGGCCAGGGGCACCGCGGTTTCTTCCATCAACATCATGGACCTACTCCATATATCCCGGACCCCTCCGGTGATTGGGGCGCGCGCCACCCGGCATTGCACGGACGGAGGGGGATGACTGAACAATGCCTGTCTTGGGCCGCACGCGCCCCGGGACGGGGGCCAGACGCCCCTCGTCCCGGTCACCGCCCCTTACGAGGTGGCGAACCGCAACAGCTTGATCGCCTTGAAATCCGACACGTCGCCGCCCACCCGCTTGGTCGCGTAGAACAGGACATGCGGCTTGGCGCTGTAGGGATCGCGCAGCACCCGCAGATCGGGACGCTCGGCCACCGTGTAGCCCGCACCGAAATCACCGAAGGCGACGGCATCGGACCCGCTGGCGATGTCGGGCATGTCCTCGGCGATCAGCACGCGGTAGCCCAGCAGTCGCGCCGGCTCTCCGGCCGCCAGACCGTCGGACCACAGGAAACGGCCATCGGCATCCTTCATCTTGCGGATGGTTCCGGCAGTCTTCGAGTTCATCACGAAGGTCGCGTTGGCGCGGTACTGAGCGCCCAGCGCATAGACCATGTCGATGATCGGATCGGGCCCTGCGATATCGCCGTCGGCCCCGGTGGGGATGTAGCCGATATTGCCCCAGGCCCAGACATCGTTGTCGACCGCAGTGTGATCGAGGAACCCGCGCGGCTTGTCGACGCCGTCACCGGCGACAAAGGCCGCGGCCTCGGCGCGCGCGAACTTGTCGGCGATGCGGCCGGCAAGCCAAGCCTCGACGTCGAAGGCGCTGTCGTCCAGCAGCCGCTGCGACGCTTTCGGAAGCGCGCTCAGCTCGTGCAGCGGGATGCTGATACGGTCGATCACGGGCGTGTCGGTCTCGACCACCGTGCCGGTCTCGGTGGCCCAGCCATGGCCCACATCGGCATGATCGACGAGCACGTCAAAGCTGGTGGCCTCGACCGCCACCACATTGGCCACCGCCCGGATCGAGGCGGTCGCGCTCAGCACCGAGTGGATCATCTCGGAGGTCTGCGGATCGACGAGATAGCCGCCATCCCCGGCCACGGCGGTGTTGAGCGCCTTGCCTTCCAGTTCCAGCCCGCGCAGCCCGTCATCGTCACCGCCGCGCAAGTACGCGTCGAACGCCTTGCGATGCGGGGCGTGGGCGTCGGCCGCGGCCGCCAGATGCGGGCGTGCCATGGCGATTGTCTTGCGTTCAAACATGGTCATCTTCTCTTCCTGCTGTTGAAGCCTGCTGTTTATTCCGGACTGAAAGTCCTTCAATTCGTTCATGAAACCTGTCACGGCGGTTTTCATTTCTGCCGCCGGAGACAGATCTTCCCCGGCCCGAGCCTGCGCTTGGGTTGTCATCATTGCGTTCCTTCAGGTTGGTCTGGTCGCGCGGGCTACATCCGCGCCATCTCCCGGCGGGCCGCGTCAAAGACCGCCGCCAATTCGCGCATCGTGTCCGCGTCGGGGGTATCCCCCTTGGCGGCCACCCGCGCACTGGGCAGCATCGGGAAGGTCACCAGCGACACTTCCCAAAGCTCCAGTTCCTGCAAGAGCCTTTGGCCCTTGTCGCTTTTCGTGGCCCGCAGAGTGCGGTAGCCGATGCTCAGGCCATCTATCGCCCCCGCCGCGATCAGCGCCGCCGCCTCGCGGGCGCGCCCCACGGTATCGAGCAGACGCCCCGTCACATGCAGCCCGCGCGCGTCCTCGCGCACCTTGTCCCAGATGCCGATCGGTTGCGCCGGGTCGTGCTGCCACAGCATCTTGACGCTGCGCCCCTCGGCATCGAGCCGCTTGAGGCTCGCCGCATAGGCGCCCTTCGCCACCACGTCGCCGCCCTGATCGGGGGCGTCGAAGAGGCTGGCGTAACCCTCGATCCGGCCCGCATCGCTCACGCTCAGGGCCTCTCCGTCCAGCCGCGCGAACTTGCGCTCCAATCCGGTTTCCATCTCCATCCGCCTCATCCTTTCCGTTGTCATCTCAGGGCAGCGCCGCCAGGATCGGCTGAAACGCCTGCACAAGTATCGCCGCGACCACGCCGTACACCGCCAGCCAAAGCCGTCGCTCCAGCCGCTCGATCGCGGCATCCAGCCGGTCGAGCCGCTCTTGCATGGCCTTCACCTGCAACTCCGAGACCCGCTCATGCGCTTCCCGCCGCAGTGCGGGCGCGCAGTCGAAAGGCTCGAACCCGTAGCGCGGCGGCGGTCCCTGCTCAGCCATCCAGATCCGCCTCGGGCAACGTCGGCAGCCCCAACAGATCGCGCTTTTCCGCCGGCGTCAGGAAATCGGCCCCCGCCACCCGGCTCCATTGCGCGTCACGCTCGGCGGCCAGCGCCGGCACCTGATCGAGATCGGGATGCAGATCGAACGCCTCGCCGCTCATCCGTCCCAGCCACGCCGCCACCGACGCGGCCACGCGCAGCGCCAGCGGCAGTACCGTCAGGCGGTAGAAGGCGCGGTTCGCCTCCTGGTAATTGGCAAAGGTCGCGTCGCCGGGGATCCCCAGCAGCATCGGCGGCACACCGAAGGCCAGCGCGATCTCGCGCGCGGCACTTTCCTTCGTCTTCTGGAATTCCATGTCCGAGGGGCTGAACCCCATCGGTTTCCAGTCGAGCCCCCCTTCCAGCAGCATCGGGCGACCGGCATTGCGCGCGCCCTGATGATGCGCCTCCATCTCGCCGACCAGCCGGTCATACTGATCCGTGCTCAGCGCGCCCTGCCCCTCGGCGCCCTTGTAGACGATCGCCCCCGACGGCCGCGCGGCATTGTCCAGCAGCGCCTTGGACCAGCGGCTCGCGGAATTGTGCACATCCACCGCCTGCGCCGCCGCCTGCAGCGGTGACAGCCCGTAATGATCGTCCTGCGGGTGAAAGCTCTTGATGTGGCAGATGCAGGGCGCGCCCTCGGAGACATCGAAGCGGTGCTTGCGCCCGGCGACGGCATATTCATAGGCCACCGGCCAGCCATCCGCGCCCGGCACCACGCTCATCCGGTCCGAGCGCAGCACGTGCAGTTCCACCGGAAGGCCGACACCCGTGCCCACCGCCTCGACATAGGCATTGCCGGTCAGCAGGAGCTGGCCGTACAGCGCCTCGAACAGTTC